AGGCGCAAGCAGTGACAAGCGGCATCATTGGTTCGCAACTTGCACCAGCAGCAGAACCATTCACAGCGGCATTGCGTTCGCTTCTTCAGTAAACGGAGTAAATCATGGCAAAGACAAAGATTAGCGAGTGGTCGGAAACCCCGGCAAACAACACCGACATTGATGGCATTAACATCGCTGAAGGCTGCGCTCCAAGCGGCATCAATGATGCTATCCGTGAAATGATGGCGCAAGTTAAAGACTTGTACGCTGGCACGAGTGGCGATGCAACTGCTGTTGCTGGCGGCGGTACTGGCGCTACAACAGCATCTGATGCGCGAACAAACCTTGGCTTGGCTATTGGCACTGATGTTCAGGCGTATAACGCTAACTTAACAGTCTACGGCGCTACAGGCATCGGCTTCCGCAACCGCATCATCAACGGTGACATGCGGATTGACCAGCGTAATGCTGGGGCGAGTGTTGCCGTAACTGGTACAAACTATTCTGTGGATAGGTGGGTGGCTTATGCATCTGTAACATCTAAATTTACTGTGCAACAAAACGCTGGTTCTGTAACGCCTCCAGCAGGGTTTTCTAACTACTTAGGCGCAACATCTTCTTCTGCTTACACAGTTGGTGCTTCAGAATATTACAGTATCAACCAAGCTCTTGAGGGTTTTAATACATCTGATCTTGGCTGGGGAACTGCAAACGCACAAGCGGTAACGTTGTCTTTCTGGGTGCGTAGTTCGCTAACTGGAACTTTTGGTGGGGCTATTCAAAACTACGCTAGAAGCCGCAGCTATCCGTTTAGCTTTACGATTTCATCGGCTAATACTTGGGAACAAAAAACTATTACTATTGCTGGCGATACTGCTGGAACTTGGGTTGGGGCTTCTAACGCTGGAAGTGTGTATGTGATATTTAGCGTTGGTACAGGTGCAACTATTAGCGGTACGGCAGGTTCTTGGTCAGGTTCTAACTTTCAATCCGCCACAGGCGCAACCTCTGTAGTCGGCACAAACGGAGCCACCTTCTACATCACAGGCGTACAGCTTGAAGCTGGCAGCGTAGCAACCCCGTTTGAAAGAATTGATTACGGTCGCCAATTGATTCAGTGCCAGCGGTATTATTTCAAAGTAAAAGCAAGTGGTATAGGTGATCGTTTTGCAAACGGGTTTGTCGTAACCACAACCAACTTTGATTTTGTTTACAACTTTCCAGTTACCATGAGAACGGCTCCCGCAGCACTTGAGCAAACAGGAACCGCCGCTAACTATTCTGTTGTTTCAAACGCAACGATTACTTGCTCGGCAGTGCCTTTGTTTCAAGGTGCTATGCCTGATTCAGCCGTTACTCGATTGACTGTTGCGTCAGGTCTTACTACTTTTGGCGGCGGTCAGGCAAGAGCGGGAGCCGCTGCTGCATACTTTGCATGGAGTGCTGAACTATGATTTTCAAAATGCTACCCGCCGTTGAAGGCGAACAACAAATCTACGCCCGCATTGACGATGACGGCAAATGCCGCCTGACCTGCACAGCCGACTATCCTGAGTTTCAGGCATGGCTGGACGATGGCAACACGCCACTGGCTGCTGACGAACAAGAGTAACAACCATGAGCACCATTGATAAAACTGATGCACGACTGTCTACCCATGAAGAAGTCTGTGCTATTCGTTATGAACAAATCAATGCTCGGCTCAAGCGTCTTGAAGCGATCATGCTCAAGACTGCTGGAGTGATGCTGCTGTCTATGGGTGGCACAATCTTCTCTGCTGTTTGGATGCTCAAGTGAAAGACTGGGCCATCGCATTCATTGCTGCGATGGCTGTTTGTTCTTTGACTATCTGGGCATCGTTTTCCATCTTGCCAATTCTTAAGTGGCTACTGCAATGATTGACCCTATAAGCGCGTTGGCAGCCGTATCTGCTGCCGTTAATCTGGTCAAGAAGGCCGTAAAGACTGTCGATGATGTCCGCAGTCTAGGCCCTGTCCTTGGCAAATACTTTGATGCCAAGGCTGATGCAGTCAAAGTGCTTGAAGAAGCCAACAAGGGTGGTTTTAAAGGCTCCAACATGGGAAAGGCCGTGGAACTTGAGTTAGCCATCGAAAACGCCCGTCAGTTTGAAGAGCAAGTCAAGCAGCTATTTTTCCCCCACAACATGGATATTTGGGAGAAGATCGTTAATCGCCGCGCTCAAATGGACGCTGATGACAAAGCACAACGCCGCAGAGCAGCAGACGCAGCCATCCAAGCCAGAAAGAAGCGCAAGGAAAGTCTTGAGTTATGGATTGCAGTCAGTCTTGCCACCATTGTTTTTGTGATCCTTATGTGGGTTGGCATTGAGATTGTTTACTACTGCCGGGAGGTCAAATGTGGAAATTGATTTTTCCTCTACTGTTTCTGGCTGGCTGTGAAGAGCAATACAGGTATTTCTGCCAGAACCCTGACAACTTTCAAAAAGAGCAGTGTCAGAAGCCTCGCTGTCAGTTTACGCAGACTTGCCCCGAGTACATGGTGGCCCCCATCTTGGAGAAACAAATTGAGCAAACCAAACCAGCCGCAGAGCCAACACCTGTCCGCTGACCAGATTGAAGTCCGCATTTGGGCTTTTGTTGTCGTGGCTGTCACGCTTATCTTGACGTTCATTGTGTGTGCTTTGCTGTACTCTGTGACCTTTGTAACGCAGCCAATTAAGGCTATGGCTCCAATAGATCAGGCTTACACCAAGATGCTGAACGATATTGTTCTGCTAATTGTTGGCGGCATTGGCGGCATCATGGGCAAACGCGCAGTAAGTGCGGCAGCGCACGCTATCGTACCTGACCAACCTAAAGAGGACAAAGATGTTTCCACTAACAGCACTACTTGAGGTGGGTGGAAAGCATCAAATGCTTGGACTTGACTCTGGGGTGTTTTATCGCGAATGCGAAATTTGCAATACAGCAAAGCCTTCTAAAAAGTTTCGGTTACGAACTGAAGCAAAAATTCACTCCCGCAGACCGTATTGTTTAATTTGCGAGAAAACAAAACGTAATAGCAACTACCTTAGCAACAAAATAAATCACTTAAAAAATATTGAAAGTTACCGCGCCGAAAATTGGGAAATGAAAATGCTATGGCAAGCAAAAGCTACGGCAAATCGAAAAAATATCCCTTTTGATCTTGATGTAACCGACATCATAATTCCCACGCATTGCAAGTATCTTGGAATTCCACTTACTCGGTTGCTTGGAGATGGAGTGGTGTGGAGCAATACATCATTGGATAGGATTGATTCATCAAAAGGCTACGTGAAAGGCAACATTGAAGTTATATCGCGAAAAGCAAACTCAATGAAAAACATGGCTAACCTTGATGAGCTTCGCACTTTTGCAAAAAATATACTGCGTATTTATGGAGAGTAAACCATGTTCCCATTGACTGCAATTTTAGGTATTGGTTCTCAACTTATTGACAAGCTGATTCCCGATCCAGAGGCCAAGGCCAAAGCAACTGCTGAACTTGCAAAGATGGCGCAAGACGGTGAGCTTGCTAAGATGGCCAACGACACCAAGTTGTTTGAAACTGAGCAAAACAACCTCACAGACCGCTTAAAAGCAGATATGTCATCTGACTCTTGGCTGTCCAAAAACATTCGCCCTATGACACTCCTGTTGATTCTGGGAGGCTATTTCACATTCGCCATGATGTCTGCCTTTGATTACGACACCAACAGGTCGTATGTTGAGTTGCTTGGACAGTGGGGAATGCTGGTGATGTCGTTCTACTTTGGTGGACGAACATTGGAAAAGATCATGGATATGAAATCTGACAAGAAAGACAAGGACGCAAAGTGATTACTGCTGAACAACTCAAAGAGCTGCACATTTCTGAGGATTGGCTGGAGCCTTTGAATGAGGCTTTCCAGCGCTATGAGATCAACACTCCCTTGCGGATGGCTGCTTTCATTGGTCAATGCGCCCATGAGTCTGGCAACTTCAAAACTCTGCAAGAGAACCTGAACTACTCTGCCGAGGGTCTATGCCGTGTTTGGCCTTCACGTTTCCCCACATTGGAAGCTGCTCAACCCTACCACCGCAATCCTGACAAGATCGCCAACAAGGTTTATGGTGGTCGCATGGGCAACGGTACTGAGGAAACAGGTGAGGGTAGCCTGTACAAGGGCCGAGGTCTTATTCAGTTGACAGGCAAGGATAACTACACCCTTTGTGGCGATGCTCTGGGCATGGATTTCATTCACTCGCCTGATTTGGTCTTGGCTCCAAAGTATGCGGCATTGAGTGCGGCATGGTACTGGAACAAGCGTGGCCTGAACAAAGAGGCCGATGCAAAAGACTACACCGCCATGACCAAGAAGATCAATGGCGGTGTAATTGGCCTAGAAGACCGCATCAAGCATATCAAGCATGCCTTGGAAGTTCTAGGTGGCTAATTGGTATATAGCAACAGGCTTCAGAAGCACTTGTCTCAACTAGCACAACAGGTGTTCTTTGGCCCATTTGCTGTTTTGCGTGATTGATATACCGCTTGCAGTTGTGGCAATAGTGATCCGGGTGTTCAGGATCACATCTGGCAACATCAAACAGCAGCGGGATCATCTTTGTATTCCAATTCAAGCAGCAGTTCTAAGTAGTGGATTGCCTTCTTGATGTCGGCAGCACCATTCTTTTCTTTGTGGCGGGTGACATACTTGATGACATTCCCCTCACAAAAACCCAGATTGTTTGCGTGGATGTAGACAATCGGCTGGATGCCTTTGTCCTTGTAGTGGTTGCCAGAAACTTGTTTATTAAGTGCTGATCCAGTTGCAGACACATACACAATGGTTGCACAGCCATGTTGCAAGCAAGCCTCTGGTGTTGGGCAAGTATCGCAAAGCATTACGACTCCTTGACGAACACGCCATTGGGCATCAGAGTGCCTTTACGGTCTTTGATTTCGGCATAGGCTTGCTCTATGCAGGTCACCAAGTTGATGTCTTGCAAGGCGCAATAGTTGACCAGACAGACCATCACATCACCAACGCCATCAATGATTCCTGCTTTGTCTTTCTTGATAGTGGCATCAGCCAACTCGCCAAGCTCAGACATAGCCTTGAGAAGCTGAGTGTCAGGGGTTGAGTTTGGAATGATCTTCCGCGCTTCAGCCCATCTAATAATTTGCATTTCAACATCTGCGTAACTCATGTTTTTTCCTTGTAGGTGGGGCTTACTCGCTGCACTGATGTCTCTTTGTGGTCGGTGTGTACATCGCCTAATCAGCATCCGCTTTCAGCCCCGTTAATCAAAATGGCGCTGAATCGTCAAAATCATCAAACCCGCTGGAAGGCTTAGAAGCCTTTTTAACGGGCGCTGCGTCCTTTGGCTTGACTGACAGGCTCATAAACTTTTTACCCGTCTTCTCGCTCGTTTTAAGCCATCCTGACACCCAGAGGTCAACGCCATTGACGTTGAGGCTTCCCTTGTAATCAGGATGATTGTCTTGTTGCTTGTCATCATTTTTGAAGATGGCTCCGCGATTGCTGTTGTCATATTGCATGATTATTCCTTTGCTTTCTTAATTTCACTTCTTACTTTGCTTGGAAGCATTGACCACAAAGCCGCTTCTTGATCGGCCTCTAGTTTCTCTGCTTTCACCCTCTCAAGACCTTGTTTTCCGTCCAAGGTCATGATTTCTTGCGCCAACTCTTGCAAATACTGTTGTTCTTCTTCTGGCAAAGACTCGGCAATGCCTTGAGTTGGCGTGATAACTACTTTTTTCTTTTCTTCAATTGGCTTGGATGAATCAAGGGCATCATGCTCAACGATTTCAAGCGCAGCAACCCACAAATACCTACGTAGGTATGTCTGCACTGCCCCAAGGTTTTGCACCTCATGGCAGCCCTTTAAAGCGGCGCTAGACATGGGTGAAGATATGGTAATCACCTCTTCTGGCTTTTCCAAATTGATAATTCGCATATCAGCATATTCTTTGCTGAAGCTGATAACGCTTGTCAGGCCAACCTCATCAAAGATGCTCAAAGCTGGGATGATGAAGTCGCCAAGTTCAAAGTATTTGTAACCGGCAAACTTGTTGTGGCCTGACTTCTTCAGTTCAATGCCGTGGAACTTTTTCCGAGCAATGTTAAGTTTTTGATAGACATTCATTTTGATTCCTTGGTGTATTGAGGCGGGAACGGGATGTTAAACGCTTTGCAAAGTTCTTCCATCTTTGCCCAAGCTGTTGGGCTTTCCATGCCCATTGCGTACAGATCGTTTTCAGTCATACACGCTCCACTTTCTTTGCAAGCAGCCATTTGTCTCCAAGGAAACGAATAGACTTGATCCACTGGCGACAGTTGTGACGTTGTGTGCTGACTGGCACACCTTGAACGCAGAACAGGCTGCGTACTTGTTTTAGGGCTTGTGTGTTCATGGACTCTCCTAAGTTGTTGAGCCTCTATTGTTAACCCAAAAAACAATCATGTGTATTAGGACAAACCCTTATAGACACAACTTTTTTTTGGTGTAATCTTTGCGCTATGAACACACATGAACAACATGAATGTATGGCTGTCAAGCCGTTGCTAGACTATGCAACATCGCTTGTCGTGCAGTACACAAGCCCTGACGATGTGGAGGCGGCTACAAAGGCGCTTCTTGTTGTCAGCTTGGAACATCTTTTTAACAGGAGAATCTACATTGAGCAAATCACTCGCTAAGTTGTTTTATCTTGAGCAACTACGCACCAACCCAAATCATCATCGTTTGATTGCTAACCGCATGACTGAACGCTTTGCTGTCAGTCCCGCACAGATCAGAGATGAGCTGGTGGATGAAGGGTACATCGCGCTGGACAAAGTTGTACGCATGGGAGAGACACGCAAGAACAACTACTTTTATGTCCTGACTGGCAAAAAGCTTGAACTCAGTCAAGAGCCTGAAAAGAAAGTTGTTTCTGTTGATTACTGGTCTTGCGGGACAAAAAAGTCAAAGGGCAATGCTTTTGATTTGTCAATGGCTAAGGGCTTGTTTAACAAGACAGAACTTGCGGCATCAGTAAACAAGGGCAAGCCCAACAACTACAACTCAACAGTGCAAATCATTGCATACAGCCGAGCATGACATACAAGACAGATCCAAGCATTCAGTGTGCTGGTAAAGACAAGCTGCCAACCAAGGAGCTGGCGCTGGTCATCGTTGGTCGCCGTAGAGATAACCCAATGGAGGCTTACCGCTGCGTTCATTGCGGCTACTTTCATGTAGGCCATGCAACGCCAAAGAAACGAGATTTCAAGAGGTCGCCAAAATGAGTAAAGGGTCTAGCCCTCGTCCGTTCTCTGTAACCGCAGAGGATTTTTCAGCCCGATGGGAAACCATCTTTTCTAAAGGAAAGTCAAATGTTAACAATGTTCAAGAAACCAGCAAGTCAGATGGCTCGGCTGAAGTTGATTCTGTCACGCAAGGAGGGAGCAACAGCAGCGGAGATAGCTCGTTACCTCCCGACAACCAGCCCTCACAGTAAGCTGGCCCGTTTGGAGCGTGAGCATATGTGGACAGTGCTGCGTAAAGACAATGGCAACGGAACCAAACAATACTTTGGTGTTCCGCCGAAAAAGTGATATAGTGTTGTGAAACCCGGATAGCTAGGAAGTCATGAGCCTAGCGAAAAGCGTCCCCACCTCGCCTTCCGTGTGTTTCTTCAAGGTGGCTCATTGTTAATAAGGTGCGGCTCATGGCTAAGAAA